CACACATCGTTAAACCTGTTACCCTCCGGATTCTTAGTAGCAGGACTCAACCAATAAACCATCTTTGTGAGCGCTGAACCTCTTAATGGAGACAGAATATATCTTTCCCCACGAAATTCAAAATCACCAAAAGATCTACAGAGGAACGAAACACGTTCATATGGTTCAGTTTCTGGTACAACCTCAGATTTATTGGCATCAGTATAAGGCATGCCTATTCCAGACAAAACTCTTTGAATGCTTTTCTGGTTAAATTGTGCTTTTCTTCTATGAACCCCTAGAATAGAGTCATCACCATAAAACACACTCTTAACATTATCAACAAAATCTGAGTGTTTGTCATTTTGAAATAATTCAAAATAGACATACCTATGTATAAACATATTAAACAAAATGTTCAACAGAGTAGTAAGAATGCCACCTGAAGGGTTATTACCATAAACCTCCCAAACATCACCTTTAACAGCAATCCATGGATAAGCAGTTTCAATGGCTTCAACGTCAAAATGGTGAGTTGAAAAGTTTTTGTCTTTATCATGGGATAAGGCAATGAGCTTCATTAATTTGAATAACTCTAACACAACTTCACCACTAAAATGTTTGTCAAACTTTGAGAAATCACCCGCAAGAAGTTGAAAATCTTCAGTAGGCATTATATGTGAATGTAATTGTTTAAAACCAGAAATATGGTTCATACCCCAAGCATGCTCACATACTAATGAACGTTTCTTGAAATGAGTAATAAACCAAGCATGTTGCATCCTGCCCGCAAGAACATTGAAGAGTGAAGAAGCGCAAAAATTACGAATGCGCCCTTCCTCATTCTTAGTCTCAGATAAAACTTCATCTTTCAGCGTGTTAATGAATGGAAAATTAGTGGTCTTACCAAGCTTCCTCTCATTTAAAAATTTCATAAAATCCCTTTCATTAGAGGAATGCAGCTTATGATCAAGGCCATTAGGACAAGTTTCAAATAACTTATCTTTAGGACCCATGTATGG